CTGCCGTTCTTTTCTTCCGCCCGCTGCTTCAGCACGTCCACAGCACGAGTCAGCGCCGCCGGGATGGGCACACCCATCAGTCCGGCATTCTCCACGATACTGATAGTCTCATTGCATACAAACGCAATGACAACGGTGTCCCGAATAAAGTTCGACCCGATGACAGCATCCAGCCTGCAGGCCACCAGTACCACCAGCAGGCTCACACCCTTGCGGCACAGGCCCTTCCAGCCTGCCCGGCTCTCAAGGGTGCCAGTTTTGGTCTTGGGACTGGTGTGGAACACCCCCGCCACGATCAGGCCGGTGATGTAGTCGATCGCCATAAAGATGATAAGCGTCTGCAGCGCCGTGTCCCAGCCGCCCAGCAGGCTGGCAATGGCCCCACCCACAATGCCGATGGCCGCACAAATCTCATTTTTCATTGTCATTCTCCTTTCACTTTGCCCAGCCCCTTGCGCTGGATGATGGCAGCATAGTCCTTGTAAGCATGGCTCAGGTCTACCGGTCCGCTCACGCCGGGGATCTTGCCGCTGCTTGTGTACTGCCACATGCCGTGGCGGCGGGCAGGGCGCTTGCCGCGGTAGTCCGCGATCCACAGATCATAAGCAGCGAGGGCGGCCATGTCGAGGGCGGTGTCCGCGAAATTGGTGTAGGTGTACACCATTGCATACAGCCCCCACGCTTCGAGTTGGGCAGCGGCTTCGGCCACTAGGGCCGAAAGCTTGGCCGGGGTCAGCCCGCGCAGCTTCGGGTCTTCTGCATCCACCGCGATGGGCAGTTGGAAGTTCTTGTCCGCCAGCGCAGCACGCAGGGCGGCCAGTTCTTCGGCCGTCTGCTGGGGCGTGGTGGCGCAGGTGTAGTAGTAACCGCCCACCGGGATGCCCCGCGCCGTGCACGCGGCATAGTTGCGCTCGAAGGCCGGGTCAACGTATGGCTTGCCGCCCTTGCTGCCCAGCACCCGCAGCATCACGCCGTCGGTTTTTCCGCTGCGCTTCACCGCGTCCCAGTCGATGCTCCCCTGCCAGCGGGAGACATCCATAATTTCAGCCATAGCGTCCTCCTTACTGTGTGATTTCCTCAAAGCCGCTCTTGATAAGAATCGCCTTGACCTTCTCCTTCAGCAAGCGGGGGCAGCGCTCATACAGAGCCTTTGCTTCCTCCGCAGTCTCAGCAGACATAATTTCCTGTGCCCATAACATAGCCATCATAATTACCAACCTTTCGATTTTTTGTGTGATTTTATGCATAGACAGTCTCGCTCATCTCAAGCAGACACTGTTTCAGCATCTCGTTTTCCTTTTGCAAAGTAGCCAGTGTTTCAGGCAGCTGCGCCATCTTGGTCTGGGCGCTCTCCACCGTAGCAAGCCGCTCCTCAAGTGTAGGGGTCGGCTTCGGTGCATCGGCAGGATCTGGCTGCGTGCCTGCTTCCACCACAACGTAGGCCTCCGGCTGGTCGTCCATGCTCCACAGGGCCTCGCCCACGGCAGCCGCTGCATTGTGGGCGGTAATGGCATCCACAACGGCAGAATAGGCATCGCACTCTTCCTGTGTGATAACAGGCTTCAGGATTTTTGTTCCGGGTTTAATTTCCATTTACGTTCACCTCACCACCAGCGGCCAACAGCAACGCTATAACATGTTGTATCGTTTGTTCCAGGTAGTGTGCATGATGTCGTGCTTTTGTTCTTACAAACAAACGATAAAAATGAGATAGGGCAGCCAACAACAGAATATGCCGTATTAGAAAATGCCACCGGAAATGACCATGTATAATCGTTTCCGTCTGAATTGATGGAGTACCAGCAGATCTGTGTCCCATCTGAAAATCTTACCCAGTTACTGCCGCTGGCTGCTACTGCTGAAGCACCCGCCGGGCCTTGCGGCCCCCGCGGCCCCTGCGGGCCGGTAGCGCCTGTGGCACCTCCGGGTCCTGTTGCCCCGGTGGGTCCTTGCGGTCCCTGTGGCCCGGTAGTGCCTGTGGCACCTCTGGGTCCTGTTGCCCCGGTGGGCCCTTGCGGTCCTTGCGGCCCCTGTGGGCCGGTATCTCCTTTGTCACCCTTGTCGCCTTTGAAGTCGCCCGCATCCTTTGCCTTCTGCAATGCAGTCATAGCCGCATTGGCCGCGTTGGTGCTGGCTTTCTCTGCCCGGTCGGCATCGGCCTTTGCCGCCCCCGCACTGGTGGATGCTTCCCCGGCCTTGGTGGCGGCGGTGGAAGCGCTCCCCGCAGCGGCGGTGGCCTGCTGGGTGGCGGTTTCTGCCGCAGTGGTGGCCGTCCTGGTGGAGTTGGCCACATCGTTCAGGGCCGTGGTGCGGGCCCGCGCGATGTCCTGCAAGGCGGCGGTATGCTCCGTCTCCGTGTCCTGCAGGGCCCGCTTGGCGGCGGTCTCGCTGGTCTTGGCGCGCTCCTCGCTGGCGGCGGCGTTGGTCTCGCTCAGGGCTGCTGCGTCCTCGCTCTTTTTCGCCGCCTCTTCACTGTCCTTTGCCTTTCCCGCACTAGCCTTGGATGCACTCTCACTCTCGGCGCTTTTCTTAGCGCTGTTCTCAGATGCCTCTGCGCTCTTTGCTGCCGCTTCCTCACTTTTCTTTGCCGCAGCAGCACTGTTTGCAGCCTTTTTGGCATTTTCCCCGCTCACCCGCACGCTTTCTTCCATGCTGGCGGCAGAGTTCGCTGCTTCTTTAGCAGATTTGGCCGCTGCTTCCTCACTGGTCCTGGCCGCGTTCATGCTCTCCAGCGCCTGCTTGGCGTATTTCGTCACCTCGGCCACGAACTGTTCATAGATGCTCGGCGTAATGGTTTCGGTGGTCGTGTCGGTGTCGATGGTGTCATAGCAGGTGTACTTGCCGGGCTTGGTCATGGCAATGTATCCGCTGTCGTTGATGGCCAGCAGCATCCAGGTGCCCTCTTTTTCCAGCGTCCAGCGGCGGTCCACCAGCACGCTGTTGTTCTCGTCCAGGATCTGCGGGTCCGGCTTTGTGCCGCTCAGGCGCTGCACATGCAGGGTCACGGTGCAGTTCTTCCACTCTTCCGGCAGCTCAAAGCGGAGCTCGTCCACCTTGGCGCTCCGCACACCGCCCAGATACAGCGTCTCAATGTTTGCCCGAAACGTGGAACCGTTGTCCTGCAGCTTTCTGATCTTGATATCCAGTTGGCTCACAGTTTCACTCCCTTCCTGCCCCTATCCTATCACGCCCCGCCGGGTGCAACTACCCCGGACATACATAAGTTCCCGCCTCTTGACAAATACGTAAAATACGTATATAATCAAATCACCAACGAAGAAAGGAGGATTCCACCGCCATGCCGCTAACTCCAAAAGAGATGTGTCGGCTGTTGGAGCAAAACGGCTTTGTTTGCATTCGCTCCAATGGCTCTCATCGGATGTACAGCAACCCCGTCACCAAAAAATCCACTGTCGTTCCTTATCATGCAAAGGATCTGAAGCCCGGTCTAGAAAAAAGTATTCTTAAACAAGCCGGAATCAAAAAATAACATTATCTTGTTAGGATCAACCTGGAAAATTTCTGGTTATCCTAATACTACATTATAGATTATTGAAATAATTGAATATTAGTTTTCTCGTTATCATATAATATTTTCAAAACTTACATCACGCTATATATGAGGTAATATTAAAATGACTGCTGTATTTTATCCTGCTGTTTTTCATCCAGAAGAAACAGGATATTCCGTTACAATTCCAGATATTGAAGGTTGCTTTACCCAAGGGGAAACTATGGATGAAGCGGTTGCTATGGCCCAGGATGCCATTGGTCTGATGCTTGAAGATTGTGAAGTATGTCCTAAGCCTTCTCTTCCTTCTGCCATCCATGTGGATACCGGTGATTTTATTGCAATGATTCCTTTTGATATGGAAGAATATCAGAAGCAGTTCAAGCCCGTCAAAAAGACCCTGTCTATTCCCGGTTGGCTCAACGATGCCGCCGAATCCGCACACATCAATTTTTCCAGTGTTCTGCAAAAAGGTCTGAAATCCGAACTCGGCATGATTTAACAGAATAACATAGCAAAAGGGAGGCCGTTCACCCCGAACGGTCTCCCTTTCTTCTAAGCAGGGCTCCCCCAAAAAGAGCAGCAACGTGAACTTGGCTCCCCTACTAGGGGAGCTGTCACGCAAAGCGTGACTGAGAGTTTCACCTCACCCCTGCCCACTCATCCTTGCTGTTTTTTGCCTGTTCCTCCTTTTTTTGCCGCGTCCTTCACCCACTGGGCAAAGTTCTTTTCCTCATACATGGCCGTCCCGTCCTCTTTGGTCAGGCTCGTCAGCAGCTTCTCCAGCTTCTCCCGGTCGTGGTCGTTGCCCGCCAGATACTCCTCTTTCACCGCATCGGTGATCTTGCTCTTGATCTGGCTGTCCGCTTTGCCCGCCGTCCGCAGCCGGTCGATCTCGTCCTGTACGTCCTTCCGCTTTCCGGTTTCCAGTGCGTCCGTCAGGGTATCGTACACGCTGCCCTCGGTGCCGCCCTTGTACAGCTGTTCCGCCTTCTCGTTCACCGCCTTATCGATGAGTTCCCTGAACCGGGCTCTCTGGGCCTTGTCCTCGTCGGTCTCGCCCTTTTCGCCCAGCTTCTTCACGCCGTAGGCCGTGCACAGCCGGTCATAGACCTCCTGCTTTGCATCCACCCGTGCTTCCATGTCTCCGGCGTTCTTCGCCCTGGCAGCGTCCAGAATGTCCTCATCGTACTTTTTCAGCCGAGCTTTCAGCTGGTCATCTGTCTTGAGCTCCTTGATCTTTCCCTCCGCCAGCATTCGCTCCAGCTTCTTGGTGGCCGCCTGTACTTCCTCGGTGTTTCCAGTCTGGATGGCCTCAAACAGCCGGTCGTACTGCCCGGTGGCGCTGTCCGGAGTGGAATTGAAGTTCTTTTCTCCGGTCTCGTCCCACTGCTTGACCGTGTCCATCCAGGCAAACACCGCCTGCACATACTTCTTGCCGTTGTTGTAGGGCACGCC